CTGCCGGTGGCGTCCTGGCAATCCGATCCGCGCACACGGTTGGCGCTGACGCCGGGCGGCACGGTCGACTACGGATACATCCGCAGCCATTTCCGCGAGGTACATGATCTATTTAACGTTCAGGAATTGGCGTATGATGATTGGAACGCGGAGAAAGTGACGCAGGAAATCAGCGAAGGCGTTCGCGGGATGGACGGCGGGATAACGGAAGCCGGCACCGACGTTGAGCGGATCAACTTCGGCCAGGGGATGAAGACGATGAACGAACCGACAAAGGCATTCGAGAAACGCGTCATCGACGGGAACATCGAGCACAACGGGGATCCGCTGATCAAATGGCAGATTGGGAACGCCACGATTCGCCCGGACGCGAACGGCAACTATAAGCCGCTCAAACCGGGCAAGGATTCACACAAAAAAATAGACGGCGTCGTGGTCGGCGTGATGGCGTTAGCTCGCGTCATGCTGGCGGAAGAGGGCGACGTTTGGACATACAAGCCGGGGAGTTTGCTGGCATGAGTTGGTTTTCGACATTGATGGGACGCATTCGGGGACGCCTGTCGCCGGAACCGCTGGATCCGTTCTGGTATGACATGGCGGCGCCGATCACGTCTAGCGGCGTCAGCGTCACGGGACAATCGGCGTTGACGTATTCGGCGGTATTCGCGGCCACGCGGTTATTGTCAAACGGGATCGGCACGCTCCCGCTGAATCTGCACAAGCGGCGTCCGGGCGGCGGCAGCGACATCCAGCACGACGATCCTCGGCACTGGCTGATGCACAGCAAGCCTAACGCAGAGATGACGAGCATGCTGTGGCGCTGCACTATGGCACAACGGCAAATCAACGGCGGGAATGCTTACGCCGAAATCCAGCGGAACGGCAACCGGGCAACCGGACTCTGGCCGGTGCATCCGTCGCGGGTGGAAGTGAAACGCAACGAATCGGGGATGATTTTCTATCTGATCAAGAACGAGGGCAAGCCGTCAACCAGGGTTGCGGCGGCGGACATGCTGCACATTCCGAGCTCAATGACTGACGACGGAATCTGCGGAAAGGGAATTCTGGCCAACGCACGCGAATCGATCGGTTACGGACTGGCGACCGAACAGCACGGGGCGTCAATTTTCGGTGACGGTGCAATTCCAAAGGCAGTGATCACGGGACTCCCGAAAGGGCTGATGGCGGACGAGTCGCACCGAAAGCAATTCCGCAAGGAATGGCGGGAAGTCTACGGCGGGGCGAACGGTGAGAAAATCGCACTGATGGGCGAGGGGGCGAAACTTGAGGCGATCGGGTTCAACGCCGAGGAATCGCAATTGCTCGAGATGCGGCAGTTCAACATCGAAGAGATCGCACGCTGGTACAACGTCCCACCGCACAAGCTGCAGCACCTACTGCGGGCGACGTTCTCAAATATTGAACACCTGGGGATTGAGTTCGTCCAGGATTCGCTGGTGCCGTGGCTGAAATTGTGGGAAGAGAAGCTAGACGCGGCATTGCTGTCGGAAGCGGAACGGGCAACACATTATTTCAAATTCAACGTGACGGCATTGCTTCGCGGCGATTCGGCGGCACGGGCGGCGTTCTATCAATCGTTGATCAACATCGGCGTGATGAGTCCGAACGAAGCTCGGGCACTCGAAGATCTGAACCCGTATGACGGTGGCGATCAATACCTGATTCAAGGGGCAATGATCCCGATCGACGACGCGGGAACCGAAGAACCGGAGCCAGAACCCGAAGAACCGCCAGAAAACGGTGGCAATCTGGCACAAATCGGCGAGGAAATAGACGAACTGCGAGCGGAAAACCGGCTGCTGGCGGGCAGAATCCGCGATATGTCGGCCAATTTCGAGGATAGTTTGGCGGATATTTCGGCACAATCGGACGTCGCCACGCTGGAAAAACGGCTTGATCTGGCGGACGAACAAGCCCAAACAGCGGCGTGGCAGGGGTTTGAGGCGGCGCTGAGCGGCATTGTGCGGCGTCACGCGGCACACGCACGGCGGGCCATGAGTTCGTCGTCGTTTATCGACTGGATCGACGGGTATAGCACGAAATACCGGGACAACTGCGAATCGGCGTTGTCGGGGCCGGCGTCAGCATTGGCGGCGTGCGGCATTCCGATCGACGCGGCGGATATTGTGGCGGAGCACTTCGCACGGGCAAAAGTAGACCTGCTGGAAGCCTCGGGCGTGCCACGCGATCGGTTCGAAATCGAGGTCGAGGCACGTCTGGTGGACTGGGAACAAACTGGCGCAGCGGAACTCGCTGAATACGCATTTCGGGAGCGGTAATTATGGCAATTCCAGAACAAACAGAATGGCTGCGGGCACGCACGGACATGAAACCCGTGGGCGTGGACTTCGAAAAAAACGCGATTTTCGGCATGGTGCTCGCTCAAGAGGGCGAATTCAAGGACGAAGGCCGGGGCGAATTCGACCGGAAAGCACTGAAACAGATCGTCAAGCTGGGCAACCAGCGGCGCGGCGGACTGCGTTCCAACTTCGGGCACGCAACATTGTCCGGCGACGGGGTGGGGACGCACCTGGGACGCGTCAGCGGCCTGCGAATGGACACGGTAACGGTTGAGCAGGACGGGAGCATCGTCGCTCTGGAAGCTGTGCGGGGTGACCTGCGGTTCGCGGATTCGGCGTTCGAATCGCCAAACGGGAATCTTGCCGGCTACGTCATGAAGCTGGCACACGAGGATCCGGGGGCGATTTCGTCTAGTCTGGTGTTGAAAACGGACGAGGAAACGCGGCTGGATCGCCACGGACGCCCGAAAGTCGACGAGGAAGGGCGGCAACTCCCTCCACTATGGCGACCGACAGAACTGCACGGGGCGGACATTGTCGCAGTCGGGGCGGCTGTCGATGATCTGCTGTCAGCGGACATCAACGCGGACGGGCTGAACGACGCGATCGTGCACAAAGGCTGGGAATTGCTTAACGGATTCCTGCCGGGCGAATCGCGTGAAGTCGTCGCGGCACGGTTGTCGGCGTGGATGGATCGGGCGTTGTCGCTGCGGTTTGGCGACGAACCGACAGTCGACGAGACGGAACCGACAGCCGCAATCGAGATCCTCCGACAAGCGTACCGCGAACGCTTTTTGAGTGGCCGAACGAAGACGCCTTGACATGATCGGCGGCAGCGGCGACAATTGGCTCAACTGAATTTGTGAATCTAGCGACGCCTTTGCAGTTGCAGACCACACTTGGCACCCCATAGGGAACTGCCAGTGGTACGCACCTGCGAAGGCGTTTTTTCGTGCGACTCCTGGCGACAAACAGGAGAAAACGCGATGTTTTCCGAGCAAGACCTACGCGACAAAAAAGATCAACTGTCAGCAGTGCATGGCGAAATGAACGCCATTCTCGAGGCGGGCAAAGCCAACGGCGACACGCTGAGTGCCGAACAGTCGGCACAGTTTGCCAAGCTGGACGCACAATGCGACGGCATCGAAGCGGAAATTGTGCAGGCTGAAAAGGACGTGGCATTGCTCGCACGCCACGCGGCACGCACCAACGCCGTCACGACTCCCACGCCGCGAGTGACTTCGCCGGATTCGGGGAATGAGGAACTGCAAATCGGCAACGTCCGTGACGCGTTCCTCGACGATCCGAATCGCGGATTCGCCGATCCTTCCGAGTTCCTCATGGCGCTCATGGAAGTTCCGCCGGTTGGGGTGGTCGAGGACCAGCGGATCAGGAGTTTGGCTGTCGGCAGCGATGAGCAAAGCACCATCAGTGACCCGTACGGCGGGTTCCTGCTGCCGAAAGGGTTTTCGCCGGACCTGCTGACTCGCGGGACCGAAGGCGATCCGACGGCGGGCAGCACGACGCGGATGCCGATGACGACGCAGCAACTCAGCATTCCCGCACGCGTCGACAGCACGCACACCAGCAGCGTTTCGGGCGGGCTGCGCGTGTACCGTCGCGGCGAAACCGACACTTCGGCCAGTTCGCGGATGGAATTCGAGCAGGTCGTCTTGAACGCGACCATGCTATTCGGCCTGTCCTACGCCAGCGAGGAGTTGCTGCAACGTTCGCCGATTTCGTTCGTGACGCTTCTCGAGGCAGGGTTCGCGGACGAGTTCGCGAGTAAGCTACTGAAGGAGAAGCTGTACGGAACCGGGGCCGGCGAGTATACGGGCGTGACGAACGCGGGCTGCACTGTAGAGCAGGCCAAGGAATCCGGCCAAACGGCGACAACGATCGTCTACGAGAACATCATCAACATGCGGTCGCGGTGCTGGGGCTATGGCAATGCCATCTGGCTCGCCAACCACGACACGCTCCCGCAGCTGATGTCCATGAGTCTGACTGTTGGCGATGCCGGTTCTGCGATGTGGCAACCGAGTGCCCGTGAGGACCATCCGGACATGCTCCTCGGGCGTCCCCTGTATTTCACTGAATTCTGCAAGACTCTCGGAACAGCCGGCGACATCATCTGCGGCAATTGGTCTCAATACCTGGAGGGCATTCTGGGCGAGGGGCAACAGGCGGAGAGCATTCACGTCCGGTTCATCAACCACGAGCGGACGTTCAAATTCTGGCAGGAAAATGACGGAGCGCCGTGGTGGCGTGCCGCTCTGACGCCGAACCAGTCGTCAGCAACGCTGAGTCCGTTCGTGACGCTTGCCGTTCGCGCGTAATCAACTGTTTTTTTGAGGAGTGAGCCAGTGGCGTCACCTACCGAAACTGATACGATTCGTTCTGCGTTTTTGCAACAAATGTGGGATCACGATCCGGGCGGAACGGGTGCCACTTTTGTGAGCCCTGACGGCGGGACCACGGTGCGGTCTGTGGACATGCGGGATTACACCGATTTTTCGGTGGCCTGCATGACGACCGTTCTCGGCGGCAACGGTCCGACCTTGTTGGAGATTGTCGCGGCAGACAATGCGGCACTGTCGACAAATGCTATCGTCATCAAGACGAGCGGGACAATCGCTGCCGATGCCGTCGGGGATTGGGCGATTGAAACTTGCACCGCTGCCGAGATCGCACAAGAAGGAGCCGACAACGGTTCCTCTCCGCGATACGTTGGCGGGCGAATCACCTGTCACCACACGGGCGACGAGGCTGCGGTGGCGTACTTCGCAGTCCCGAAACGACCGACGAAGGATCTGACCGCACAGACCACGATTGCATAGGGGCACGCAATGCCAGCGAAGACGCCGACAAAGGCGAATGAGTCTACATCCCGCGATGAGCTCGTGATGGACGTGGCGAAAGACATATTCGCCAAGATCTATATGGACACGTCGGGCCGAAAGCCCGCATACATGGCCGAGCGGGCGTTTGAGGCGGCGGCGGCGTTCGCGGCGATGGCGGACGAATACAAGGCCCCGTAACCGCGTGACGCCGATGTGATGCAATGCAATACGCCATCCATACCGCGACAGGCGCCACCACGGGGCCGACAGAGGAACCCGTGGCGGTTGCTGAATTGCGGCAGCAATGCTCGATCGGCCACACGTCCGACGATCTCTGGCTGTATCGGATGGGCGTCGCCGCGCGGGAACTGGTCGAACTGGAAACGGAACGCTCCCTGCTAACGGCGACATACACTCTTACTCTTGACGCTTTCCCTGACGTGATCGAGATCCGAAAGGCCCCTCTCGCCTCGGTCACGTCAGTTGCATATATCGACACCGCTGGCGCGTCGCAAAGCCTCACCGAGGGGACACACTTCGACGTTGATACCTCGTCCGCGATGGGTCGTATCACGCCGACCTACGCAACGTCATGGCCGTCGACACGGGCAACGCCGAACGCCGTGACTGTGGTGTATGTGGCGGGCGACACGGCACCGGAGAACGTGCAGGAACGGGCGAAGCATGCAATCGCCACGCTGGTGAGCCACTGGTACAACAGCCGTGAGGCGGGGTTGCCTGTCGCGGTGACCGAGGTTCCGCTGCTTTATCAGGCGTTGATTGATTCCCTCAAGTGGAGGCAGGGAATGTGATTGGTGCGGGCGAGTACAAATATCCGGTCACGATCCAGCAGCCGGCGACAGCGGACGCGGCCCGCAATGCGTTTGGCCGGATTCCCGAAACCGATACGGATGATTGGACGACGTATATCACGCCAGTCCGGGCACGGTGGAGCGAATCAGGCGGGAAGGAAGTCAACCTATTGAAACGCGTCAACGCCGATATCACGCTTGTTCTAGGGCTGCGATCCAGCCCGGAAACGCGAGCAATAACGCGGCGAATGCGGGTGCGGACGGAATTCGGCAAGGCGACCAGATATATCAACATCCTGGATGTCGTCGGGACTCAAGACAACGGCGGCGAGGTGACGCTGCACTGTCAGGAGAACCGCGATTGATGGCGAAGAACAAGTTCAAAAAAGCGAGCGTGCTGACGGGGCAAGCGGACCTCGATCGCATTCTGAAGAAGATGGAAAACGGGGCGTCGAAAATATCGAAAGCGGGATTGTCGAAAGCACTGACAGTATCCGCAAACGCCATGCGTGCGGAAGCACCAACGAAACCGTTCAAGGCGTCGATTGGAAAACGCAACAAGCGGAACCGGCGGAAGGGCATCCACGAGGCGATGGCCGGTATCCACGTGGCGGCCAAGGGCAGGCTGGCGAACAAGATCAAGAACAAGTCGTGGCTGGCTCATATCTTCGTGTTGGGCACGAAACAGCGACACACAAAATTCGGACATAGGCGGGGACGAATCAAGCCGATCGAAGGTGTGAGCTTCGTCAAGCGGGCGGCGATGTCGTCCGCCAACAACGCACGGGCGGCACTGCGGAAAGAAGTCTGGCGGCGAATCAAGCTGGAGGCGGCGAAGTGATCTGCGACGGGTTCATTTCGTACCTTGTCGGACAATCCACGGTGACGACAACCGTAGGAGAACGGATTCATTATTTGAACGCGGGCAGCAGTGCGTTGCCGCATTTGGTGATCACGCGGTTGAGTACGGGGATGAATGAGGCGTTCGACGGATTAGGTGCGTTGGAATTCACGGATTTAGACATCGACTGCAAAGCGACGGACGAGGCAACCGCGACTGGACTGGCCGACACGATCAAGGGACTTTTCAAGGACTACACTGGAACGCTAGGCAATCAAACAGTTGGCGCGGTGCTGTGGACCGGGCAAGCGGATAGCGTCGAACCACGCGGCGACGCGAGCGAAGATATGGTTTTCGTTACAACGCTGGACTTCACCGTGCAGCACAGCACGACCTGATAGGGAGATACGACAATGGCAATTGCAGTTTGCAAAGGGACCGTCATCAAACAGACGATTTCGGCGGCACTGACGGTGGTAGCGCAGGTGATTTCCATCGACGTGGGCGAGACGTCTGTGGATACGTTCGAGACGACCACGCTAGACACGTCGGGAGCGTCTCGTACATACGCCATGACCGGATACGCCACGCCGGGCGACATCACAATGGAACTGTTCGCGGATCCGGCGTTGACGGGATTCCAGGCAATCACCGACGAAATCACTACACCACCAAGCGGCGGAACCGTGTGGAATATCGTCTACGCGGACGCCGGTACTACCGTCTGGCCGTTCACCGTGGCCGGCAATTCCGTGGGCGTGCAGGTGGCGATGGAAGACGGATTGAAAGCGAGCGTCGGGCTGAAGCTGGCCGCGATGCCGACGTTCCCAACTTGATGAGGGGTGAGACATGAAGTGCAGATTGATCCGGGACATGGAAGGGCCGAACCCGGAATACGACTTCGCCAAGGCGCAGAAATTGGGGCGACGCTACGACGTGCCTCCCAACTTGCCGCTGCCGATCGGGACTGTGCTGGATGAACCCGACGCGTTCCGCCTCGTGCGGATGGGTTGTGCGGAACCAGCGGACGAGGAATGTGCCAAGGCGGCGGGCATGTCGCCGGAAGCGTTCGAGGCGGCGAAGCTGGCATACGACAAAATGGAAAAGGGAATGGCGACGGGGAACCCGCAATTCGACGCGGACCCGCCAGCAGAAGAGGACGAGGACGAAGAGGACATTTTCGACGACGAATGAGGGGTAACGAATGACGATTTTAACACGGGCCGAACTGCTCAAGCAGAGGCCACGACGGACGAAACGGATCACACTGCCGGAGTCGATCCCTGAACTGGCGGGGAAAGTGATCATTGTCCAGGCGATGACGGCACGGGAACGGGCGAACTACGAACGATCGTTGCTGAACCCGAAGACGGGTGAACCGGACATGAAGCGGGCGATGCAGGCCCGCGAACGGATGGCGATAGCGTGCGTCGTCGATGAGGACGGAAACCGGATGTTGACGCCGGCAGACCTGGAAGCACTCAACAAAATCGACGTCGCCGTTCTGGCATTGATTGCCACGGCGGCGATGGAACTGTCGACGGGTTCCGATGACGATTATGAGGAGATGGTGGGAAACTCAGAACCGACCACTGGCGAAGATTCTGCATGCGCGTGAGTCTGCACTGTGGTCGGCTTGACTGGCGGGAACACTGGGACGAACTGGAATCGTGGCAGCTTGACGAATGGATGGAATTCAATCGCGTCGAAAGTTTCGGCGATGAACGGGCGGACGAGCGGTTCGCCTTTTTGTTTGCATCGTTGGCTCAGTGGTTCGGCGGTGACGTGCAGCCGAAAGACCTGCGATATCTGGACCGGGATCAGAAAGAACCAAGCGTGACGGTTGAAAGTTCAATGGCGAACATTCGCAAAGCAATGGGCGGGTAACGTGGCAACAATCGGCGACCTCGTCGTCAATCTCGGAATGGACGATCGCAAGTTCCGCAAGGGAACCAAGTCCGCCGGCGGTGCGCTCAAATCGTTTGCCGTGGGTGCTGTTGCTGGTGCGACGGCGGCTATCACGAGTTTCGGCCTGCAACTGGGGAAGGACATATTCTCGTTCTTCACGGGGCTTGTCACGAAGGCCGCGCGGGCGTTGCAAACGCTGGTGCAGGATGCGTTTTCGTCGTATGACGCGATCGGAAAACTGGCGTCAAACATAGGCGTTGCGACAGAAGTATTTTCCGGCTTTCAATTAGCAGCCAGTCTGGCTGGGTCGTCGTCTGAAAACATGAACAAGGCAATGGAAAAATTCGCGTCTAACCTCGGTGACGTTGCAGTATTGGGCAAGGGCGAAGCGAGGGCGGCACTAGATGCTCTGGGTTTGGCGGCTGAGGATCTAACTGAAGTCCCGCTTGACGTGGCGATGGGCAAAGTGGCAGACGGGATTAAGACACTGGACAAGGCCGGGCAGGCAGCTGTTGCACGTGGATTATTTGGGCGCGGTGGTGTTGGGCTGTTGCAGTTTTTGTCGCTTGGTTCCGAAGGACTGCGGAACGCCGTAGCGGAAGCGGAACGGCTGGGCACGGCATTGTCCGCTGTAGAGATCGCCAAACTTGAGGCGGCGAACGATGCAGTCACGCGAATGAAGGAATCGTTCAAGGGCATCGCGGCACAAGTGGCTCTCGCTCTCGCTCCTGCGATGCAGAACGCGGCAAAGTGGGTTGAGAACTTCGGGGTGGCAATCCGCGACGATGTCGTGGAAGCACTGTTGAAGGCGGAATTCGGAATCCGCAATTTCGGTGCGGTGGCACAGTTGGGAGTCGACAAGGCGAAGCTGGCGATGATCCAGCTTGTCGGTGAGTTCAGCTATCTGCATGCTCAGTTGTTGCCTGCGTTCTTCGATTTCTTCGGCAAGAATTGGAAGT